CATTTATGCGATGCAGGGCACATACGAAACATCAGTTACCGCTGCCGGCATCACCGTTTACAATACTTCTGCAAATGCAAAAAGCACGGATGTGTGGAAAGGCGGCACCGTACCGCAGGCACCATCAAATGTGAAAGCAGTCCAGTCGGATACTGCAAAGACGGTCAGTGTGACCTGGGACTGGACATGGGATGAAGCAGACAGTGCTGTCATAAGCTGGTCGGAACATGAAGACGCGTGGGAGTCAACAGATGAACCAAGTACATATACGATAAGTCATCTCCATGCAGGAAGGTGGAATATAAGCGGACTCGATACGGGAGTCACGTGGTATGTAAGAGTAAGGCTCACATCAGGGAATGGTGAGAACATTATATACGGTCCACGGAGTAAAGCGGCCAAAGTGGATCTTTCATCAGCACCTGGAACACCTTCGCTAATACTATCTGAGAGCGTAATAACCGAGGATGGAAATGTCACTGCATACTGGGCATATACATCCGGTGACAGTACATCGCAGGCATATGCTGAAGTTTGTGAAGCCCAGATAAATGCAGGCGGCGTCACATACGGCAAAGTGATAGCGCATACGCTGACAAGCCAGGCGATCACAATAAATGCAAAGGAAGCGGGATGGAGCGCAGGCAATACATACTATCTGTGTGTCCGTGTGATATCTGCGTCAGGCAGAGCATCAGCAGGCTGGAGTGCTACAGCGGCAGTTACGGTCGCGCAGCCTCTGATTGCAATTATCACAAAGACTAGTCTGGAAGAGCAGACAGTGCAGGACGATCCGGATGATCCGGCCATTACCCATAAAACTTTAGCGCTTACTGCGCTGCCTCTTGCAGTGACGGTAACCGGCGCAGGCACAGGCGGAACAACCATAGTTGTTATAGAGAGAAGATATGATTATCACATGGAACGTCCGGACGGGAATGAAGGCGGCGGATTCGCAGGTGAGACCTGCGCTATTTCAGAAGTGAGCGGTGAAGGTGAGATAACGATCGGTGCAGACGATCTTATGAACCAACTCGATGACGGGGCGTCATACACTCTAATCGTCACAGTAAAAGATTCACTCGGGCAGTCAGCAAATGCATCGGAGAACTTTGAAGTCCACTGGGCGCATCAGGCAGAAATACCCGGCGGCACGGCTGTACCGAATAAAGATTCCCTGATCACTGTCATAACACCGGCTGCTCCGGCATCTTATGCCGAAGGTGATGTCTGTGACATTTACAGGCTTTCTGCGGACGGACCGGAACTTATAATTTACGGCGGCGCTTTCGGAACATCTTATGTCGACCCTTATCCGGCATTCGGAGAAGGGTGCGGTCACCGCATCGTAGACAGGACAGTCAATGGGGATTACATAGCGGCGGATGATCTTGCCGCATGGATAGACATAGATGAAGAAGCCGGCGATGTACTTGATATAAGGAGTACAGTGATCGATTTTGATGGAGGCCGTGTGGTACTCCCATATAACCTAAAACTTGGAAACTCATGGGAGAAGGACTTTGAACGTACAAGATATCTTGGCGGCAGCATCGCTGGGGACTGGAATCCAGGAGTATTCAGGAATCTTTCACTTCAGACAGACAGTATCAAAACAAAAGATGAGTCAGTGATACGTGCAATGAGACAGCTTGCTTCTTTTTCAGGTATATGCCATGTCCGTACACCGGACGGGAGCAGCTTTGCCGCTGATGTCGAAGTAAGTGAGAGCCGTGAATACAACGACCCGGTGATATCGTTCTCGCTTGATATAAAGCAGGTGGAATCAGAAAGCTTTGACGGCATGACGCTTGCACAGTGGAATGCAGTTGTTGCTGCGGAGGGCACATCATGATATGGAGCAGAGGATTTTCAGCGAGGTTCACAGCATCCGTCGTAGATCCTGTCACATGGAGAGACATCAGAGATGTACGGATAACCGGAGGTAGCATTGAACGTAATACTGAAAAAATGATGGAGTCGGCAGATATAAGCATGACAGAACTAATAGAAACCGGTGAAGCCTGGATAAGGATATGGCTCGATGCCAGGCAGGATGCAGGAACGTCTGCACATATACCACTTTTTACAGGGATCACATCGGTCCCCGAAAGAAGTCTTGACGGTACAAGGGAATCATATTCGGCAGAATGCTATTCAGTGCTTAAGCCTATGGCTGACAGACTGCTGCAGAGAGGGTGGTACGCGCCGGCGGATGCGGATGGCGCAGCACTTGCCGCAAGGCTGTTGAGCACAGGCCCTGCGCCTGTTACGTTTGATGAAGGCTCACCGCATCTTGCTGATGCAATAGTGGCAGAAGATGGCGAGAGCGATCTTACTATGGCAGAAAAGATAATAACAGCGATCGGCTGGCGTATAAAGATAAGCGGTGACGGCAGGATCCATATATGTGAAAAGGCATCTGAGGTCACTGCCGCATTTGATTCTCTTTCTAATGATATCATCGAGATGCATGTGACAGACACATGCGACTGGTATTCATGCCCCAATGTTTTCAGAGCAGTGAGCGGTGATGCTACGGCTGTTGCAAGGGATGATGATCCGGAAAGCATTCTGTCCACAATAACGCGAGGAAGAGAAGTATGGATGGAAGAAACGGACTGCAGTCTTAATCTTGGAGAAACGCTTTCCTCATATGCTTTAAGGAGACTTAAAGAGGAACAGTCTCCAGCAAGGACTCTTCATTATGACAGAAGATATCAGCCGGATGTTTCATCAGGAGATCTTATACGGATCCGTTATCCGGGAAACGGTCTGGACGGGACATTTCGCATCAAAAGTCAGAGCATTGAACTTGGATACGGAGTGAAAACAACGGAAGAGGCGGTGACGGCATGACGGTAAAAAAATCAAAGATACAGCAGGATATCATTTCAGCAATGGAAGAAAGCAGTGCAGGGACCAAGGGCTATGACACCGTGGCAACAGTCAAACGTGTTGAAGATAATACAGCCTGGGTCCACATACCGGGAGGTGTGGACGAAACACCGGTGACACTTTCTATAGATGCTAAATCAGGTGACATTGTAAGGATCAGAGTCGCAGGAGGAAAGGCATGGGTGACAGGCAATGACACCGCGCCTCCGACAGACGATACGACAGCAATAAACGCAAGGATCAATGCGGCAGTGGCTAAGATAACAGCTGAAAATGCTGAGACAGAAGCCGCCGGCGCAAATAAGAAAGCTGATTCAGCAGGGACTGCAGCGGAAAAAGCCGCCGGTGCCGCACTCACTGCAGGAAACATGGCATCGTCTGCATCAGCATCTGCAGCAACTGCATCTCAGGGCGCGGCGAGAGCGGAAAATGCCGCAAACGCAGTGAATGTAAAACTCACGACACTTATAAGGCAGACGGATGACGGAATAGAAGCAGGAAGGATACCGGATGCAGGGACTCTGCCGGATGGATCTTCCATAACACTTCCTTTGGCGCTCGTCAATACAGACGGAAGTTTTGATGTGCTTCTTGCAACATACAAAAACAGCGGAGGTACTGTGACTAAAACGGATTCCGTGCGGATAGCATCTTTTGGGGCAGATGCCGTCATCGGGAGCATCACGGGAGCGCATGCTCACATAGACAGCGACAGCTTCGATATCATAGATGCGTTTGGTAATGTACGTGCAAGCATGGGTGGCAGCACTCCGATGTTTCAGATCGGAAAGTTCACGTTCATAAACCGTGAAAACGGAAATCTTACACTTAGACTCAATGAAGGGTGATGAATAATAATGGCTATATACAGTAAGAAAATAAACATGCCGTATCTGCCAATGATGGCAAGCAGTGCGGGTACGATCTCAAAGGATAGCTATCTGCTTGTGGAAGTGACAGGGATAACGGCTAACGACGGATATACGAACGCAAGCATCAAATACAGCCTGTATGCAAAATCGACAAAGGCGAGGAGCGTGACTGCTTCAATAAACACAACAAGTAGCAGTGTAAGCAAGACGGTGAAGGTGCCTACTTCGATGACGTGCATCCTGACCGCAACAGAAACAGTATCAAGTTCGGATATGATAGATGTATATACCGGCGCGATTATTTCATACGAAGTAGCGGGTTCATATATGCCGACTACCTATGGTGTCAGCAGCATGGCGGATATAATGTCATCGAATTACATACTGTTCGTCACATTTGGAAAGATGACATCCTATCCTTTTGCAATGAAATATGGGGAGGCAGGCACATTCACTTTCAATAAATCATCTTCATATCGACTTGAATTCCTTGATGCATCAGGTGTATCAAGGTACACCGCATCGATAAGCGGTACGAGCGGTAGCACAGCTGTTCCAGTCAGTGTGTTCTCAACAGTAAAAGCAAGTCTTAAGACCTGCAAGGTATATGAGATCTATAGCGGGACTGACATCGCGGAGAAGTCATATAATCTCACAGTGAGTGAAACAGCATGCTCTTTGTCATTATCAGCACTGCGTTCACCTACGGATGCTGATGCTTCGCTTGTGCAAGTCTCGGTGTCCGGCGAGTCGGCACTTTCGAGTACATCAAGGACAGTGACCGTTTACGCGAAGGAAACCAGTTCGGAAGTATGGAATGCGGTAGGTACGATAAGTCCTTCAGCATCATCATTCACAGGTGAGACGATGTCGGTCGATCTCGATATAAGCTATTCGTGGGATATCTACGGCATCTTGAGTGATGGATATACGAGCGCACAGTCGAATATATTCAGGATATACTCGAAGTCATACATCATGGATGTGAGGACCGATGGAAAGGGGATAGCCTTTGGCGGTACTGCAGCAACGGAAGATGAGATGTACTGCGGCTTTGGTAGTTTCAGAGCAAACAATGGTTCATTCGAAGGCAGTCTTTCAGTGTCCGGTGACATTAAACCAGGCAGGATAAACGGGATCGCTGACCTCATATATCCTGTCGGCGCCATATACATGTCCGTAAGTTCTACATCGCCGGCAACACTGTTCGGAGGTACGTGGGAACAGATACAGGACAGATTCCTCCTTTCAGCAGGTAGTTCATACGGAGCAGGATCGTCCGGCGGCTCCGCGGATGCCGTGGTCGTATACCATAATCATTCGCAGAACCAGCACAGGCATGAAATGATCGCCAACTGGTCAGACGGTTCCGGGTCTTCAAGTGCGTACACATACCAATCCAACAGAAAGAGTACAGACCGCTACACTTCATATGTGACAGCTACGAACAACCCGACCGGTGTAGACGGGACAGGAAAGAACATGCCGCCATACCTGGCTGTGTATGTATGGAAAAGAACAGCATAGATCGTTATATGTGGCTGCCATAAGGCAGTTATTTTTATGGAAGGAGAACAATAAAATGAAAGAGTTCTGGGCAATCAGCCAGGCTATATTTACAGGCCTTGGCGGATGGATAGGATATTATTTGGGAGGATGTGACGGTTTGCTTTATGCGCTTATAGCTTTTGTCGTTATCGACTACATAACAGGTGTGATGTGCGCCGTAGCTGATCATAAGCTTTCGAGCAATGTCGGTTTCAAAGGGATATGCAGAAAGGTCCTTATCTTTCTGCTTGTCGGCATAGCAAACATCATCGACACGAAGGTACTGGGACAGCCGGGTGTGCTGCGTACGGCGGTTATATTTTTCTATATCAGCAATGAAGGCATAAGTCTTCTTGAGAATGCGGGGCATCTCGGACTTCCTATTCCGGGGCAGCTTAAGGCAGTGCTTGAACAGTTGCATCACAGGGCAGAGAAGGAGGGAACGGATGAAGATAAATAAGAAGATAAGCAGGTACAACCAGTCGAGCAGAAACGGCGCGTCCATAAGATATATAGTGATCCATTATGTGGGTGCGATCAGTTCTGCAAAAAACAACTGCATATATTTCTGCGGGGGAGACAGGGACGCGTCAGCGCATTTCTTTGTAGACAGTGAGATATGGCAGTGCATACCGGAATCCAAAGCGGCATGGCACTGTGGCGGCGGGCTGCAGGATACAGGGAGCGCAATGAACGGGGGGAACCGTGGAGCGACGCTTCACGGGATCTGTACAAACAGTAATTCTATAGGCATAGAACTCTGTTGCTACAGACATAACGGCATCGTTACACCTACTCCTGAATCCATAAAGACCGCAGCTCCGCTCGTAAGGCATCTCATGAAGAAGTATGGCATCCCGGCAGGAAGGGTAGTAAGGCATTTCGATGTCACCGGAAAATGTTGTCCTAACGGATATATTTCGGCTAAAGCCTGGGCGGGGCTTCACGAAAGACTTACCGGTGTTAAAGATGTACCTTATCCCGTCAGCGATATGAAAAAAGGCTCTACTTGCGATCAGGTGGTGAAACTTCAGAAGTGCCTGAACAAGATCATTGGTTCAGATCTTGACATTGATGGTGAGTTCGGTCCTGCAACAGAAAAGGCAGTGCGTAGTTTCCAGAAAAAGTACAAACTCGAGGTCGACGGTATAGTCGGTCCTAAGACACGTGCGAAGATAAAAAAGTTATATGTAAATTAGAGTATTAAGAGTTATGGCTCATGGGAGAAATCCTGTGGGCCATTATTTTTTTTGCAAAGTTACATAGAAAGCCGGAAAAATGTCCTTGGAATCTCCTTAGAAAGTTAGAGGAAACATTTCCACAGTAAGGAGGCTCTCATGACAAACAACAATATGGCTTCGGCCAATAACGTAATAGAAGTTACTTCCACTTCATTGCCGACAGCCGAGCCGCGACATATGACGAAGGAAGCGATGCAGAAGGACTTTGACTATATGATGGCACAGAAAATGACTCAGGCATTGTTGGATAGCGGACTGATTACACAGGGTGAATTTGACGAAATCTCCGCAAAAAATAAAAAAAAATTCTCTCCTTATATGGCAGAGTTATTGCCATAAATGACTGGCTATGTGTCTGATTTAGAGGGAACATGTTACTACCTTGGAAGGGGGGTGAGTTGATGCCAAGGATAACAATAATTGAAGGTGGTCAGGCGCCTGGAGTTAAAAAGAAGCTCCGCGTTGCAGCCTACGCCAGGGTGTCTACGGACTCCGAAGAACAGCTCGTCAGCCTCGCTACGCAGAAGGAACATTACGAAACATACATCAGGCAGAATCCTGAATGGGATTACGCAGGGCTCTACTACGATGAGGGCATCTCGGGAACAAAGATGGAGAAGAGAGACAGCCTGCTTAGTATGCTCGCGGATTGCGAGGTCGGGAAGATAGATTTGGTGGTGACCAAGTCAATATCAAGGCTGGCCCGCAACACGACGGATTGCTTGGAGATCGTTCGGAAGCTCCTTGGGATCGGGGTTTACATTTACTTTGAGAAAGAAGATCTGAACACTGGAAGCATGGAATCGGAGCTCATGTTGACGATCCTCTCAAGCCTTGCTGAAAGCGAGTCGGTCTCCATTTCAGAAAATGAGAAGTGGAGCATCCAGCGTAGATTTAAAAATGGCAGCTTTGTCATTGGCTACCCGCCGTTTGGTTACAAGAACGAGGACGGCAAGATGGTCATCGTTCCAGAAGAGGCCGAGGTAGTAAAGCAGATCTACGCGGCTTCTCTTGCCGGGATCGGCACCTATAAGATCGCGAAGGACCTGAATGCCAGAGGCATTAAGACAAAGAAAAACGGCACCTGGACGGATTCAACGGTGAAGGGAATCCTTACCAACGAAAAGTATACCGGCGATGTCATTTTCCAGAAGACCTACACGGACAGCAGTTTTAATCGCCATGTCAACTACGGAGAATGTGACCAGTACCTGGTAAAGGACCATCATGAGGCGATTATCAGCCATGAGGACTTCGACCGGACAGCGCAGGTCCTTGCTCAACGTGGTAAAGAAAAGAGCAACACCGGAGAGACCGGCAAGTACCAAAAGAGGTACGCATTTTCGGGTAAGATCAAGTGTGGCAGTTGCGGTGCGACATTTAAGAGAAGGTTCCATTACAAGCCTTCCGGTGCTTACATCGCCTGGACCTGCAGTAAGCATCTGGAAGACAAGAACGCCTGCGGGATGATGTACCTCAGGCAAATCGAGATTGAGGCCGCGTTCGTCACGATGATGAATAAGTTAATCTTCTCAGAGAAACGGATACTGAAGCCTTTTGTGGATGCGCTTCGCGGAACAAATGACAAGGACAGACTCCGCCGCGTTCAGGCTTTGGAAGAACAGATCGACAAGGTCAATGAGCAGCGCCAGGTCGTTGCAGGTTTAATGACAAGCGGTTACTTGGAGCCCGCGGTCTACGCACAAGAATCTGGAGAACTTCAGACGGAACTCGAGAGGTTGCAGACAGAAAAAACTATGCTATCGCAGAGCATTAACGGATCACTAACTCACGCCGAAGAGGCACAGAAGATACTGCGCTTTACTAGCCGGACAGACATTCTAACGGCATTTGATGAGGAGGTCTTCACTGACTTTGTGGATGAGATCCTGGTACTCTCAAGGGAGCAGATCGAGTTCCGCCTGAAGTGCGGTCTGAATTTGAAGGAAAGGTTGGTGAGAGAATGAGACGAGCACCACTTGGCTATAGGGTAGAAAACGGCTCGGCAATGATCGATGAAGCCGGTGCTGCACAGGTCAGGACCTTGTTCGCAGCTTACAATAGCGGTCTTGCCCTGAAGGATGCCGCCAAGAAGGCGGGAATCACAGGCTACCATTCCAGCATAGGACGGATTTTGAAAAACCGGCGGTACCTGGGCGACGACTACTACCCAGCACTGATTGACGAGGCAACCTTTGAAAAAGCGCAGCAGCTTCGTTTGGAGAAAGCAAAAAGCCTAGGACGCATCTACGATTACACGGATGCACCTGGGCCTACGGAACAGAAGAAAATCACATTCAAGTTGGAGAAGGTACCGCATAAGTTTGAGGATCCTTATGAGCAGGCAGCATTTGCCTACAGCTTGATTGAGATGGAGGAAGCAGATGGAGAGTAATATTACCGTCATTCCTGCTAGAAAGCATGTTGGAAATACATCAAAAAAGCAGGAGGAACATACAAAACTCAGAGTAGCAGCCTACTGCCGCGTCAGTACAGACACGGATGAGCAGGAAACTAGCTATACGGCTCAGGTTGAACATTACACAGATTTTATTCATAAACATCCAGATTGGAAGCTCGCCGGCATTTTCGCAGACGATGGCATTTCCGGAACCAACGTAAAGAAGCGTGAGGAGTTCAATCGCATGATCGACGAATGCATGGATGGCTCCATAGACATGATCATCACAAAGTCGATATCCAGATTTGCCCGAAACACGCTGGACTGCCTTAAGTACATCCGGAAGCTCCGTGACAAGAACATACCGGTCTTTTTCGAAAAGGAAAACATTAACTCGATGGATTCCAAGGGAGAGGTGCTTCTTACGATTATGGCGTCGCTGGCGCAACAGGAGTCTCAGTCACTCTCCAAGAACGTTAAACTGGGTATTCAGTTCCGATACCAGAGCGGGAAGGTCCAGGTAAACCACCATCGCTTCATGGGCTACACTAAAGACAAAGATGGACACCTGATCATCGATGAGACGGAGGCCAAGGTCATCAAACGCATTTTCAGGGAGTACCTCGAAGGGAAAAGCCTGAAGGAAATCGGTAACGGCCTGGAGGCAGACGGCATCCTGACCGGCGCCGGTAAAAACAAGTGGCGGCCAGAGACCATCAAAAAGATGCTCCGAAATGAAAAGTACATGGGCGATGCACTTTTGCAGAAGACTTACACGACGGATTTTATTGAAAAGACCAGGGTCAAGAATAACGGCATCGTTCCACAGTATTACGTCGAAAACTGCCATGATGCCATCATCCCGAAGGACATTTTCATGAGAGCTCAGGAGGAGATGGTGCGCCGGGCAAACCTGCATAGCGGCGTCAATCGAAAGAAGAGAGTCTACAGCAGCAAGTACGCATTGTCGAGCCTGGTCTACTGTTCAAAATGCGGAGAGATTTATCGCAGAATCGCCTGGAACAACCACGGCAAGCATTCCATCGTCTGGCGGTGCTGCACACGAGTTGAGCATGGTCCTTCTGCATGTGATGCAGAAACAATCCAGGAAGCTGACCTGAAGATGGTTACGGTTCGGGCCATTAACAAGGTTGCTCAGTGCTCTGATTCCATGCTGGAGATCTTGAAGGAGAACCTGGCCTCTGTGGTCAACAGTGAGACAGAGCAAGAGCTGGCAGACATTACGGCGGAACTTGCCACTCAGCAGCAGGAGCTCCTTAAGGCTACGCGGGAGAAAAAGCCCTACGATGACATTGCCGATGCCATAGATGACATGCGCGATCAGAAGCTGAAGGTGATGACCGAGAAGGCTGAGGAAGAAGGGCGGAAGCTTCGAATCGAAGAAATGACCACCTTCATGTCCGGCATGAGCCAAGAGCTCATCGAGTACGATGAACAGATGGTCCGGAAGTACTTCGAACGGATTACCGTTTACGACACCTACTACGAGGTTGAATTCAAAGCAGGGATCAAGGTGGAGATAGAAAAGTAATATGAGAGTAATACGAACGTAAGCGTCTGGTTTCCGACTGGACGCTTTTTTTGTGTTGTAAAACGCAACCAAATGGTTTACAATATTAAAGAAAGGCGGTAGGTGATGAAGACATCTGATCTCGTGTTGGAATTATGCGAAAAACAGAATATCACAATAACGGAGCTGAGTCGTAGGCTAGGACAGACCCGTCAGAACTTTGGTAAAAAGCTGAAGCGTGATACATTGACGGCTGACGAGCTCTGCCAGATTGCTGATGCCGCTGGTGCTAGGTTTGAAGTAAGCTTTATACTTCCGGACGGAAGCAAGATTTATAACGAGAACGGAAAGGCATGAGCCTAGACAATTTCCCCCGAACAACCGAAGAATGAATTTTAATATCGAACAGTTACCGCGAACGTCCAAAGTAGTAAAAAATACTATTGAACAATTCCCACGAACGACCGGAGGAATTAGACGTACTTCATGTCGCCTCAAGCCACGTGGAGACGGTAGTATTGATGGAGCGCCAGTTCGGCACCAGAGATATAGTCGGGTGAAACTCCCGGCCTGATAAAGTTTAGCAAACAGTCAGTACCCAGCCTTGGAGCCGAAGCCGTAAGGTGAGGTTTAAGCGTAGGCAGGGAAGCATGAGAGCCGCAATGCGAAAGCGTGAAGCGATTCAGCCTCGTTACTACTTGATGCGGAAGCCGATGCGCTCATCAACGCAACAGGCAGCAAGAACCGGAGGAAAGCTACTTCGGGGAGATTCCGCCGGGGTCAAAGAGCGTGGCGAGCATGCAAGGTATCTATGGCGTACCTGGGAGATCTGGCAGGTGCCGGCCAGAGCGGTAGAAGCAGACAAGGCGTAGAACACCAAGCCTGTTTCGATGACCTGCCAGAAGTCGGATTGCCTCATAGTAGTGATGAAACGGCAGAAATGCCGTGGAGCGAAGGGGGCAACAAATCAGCATTTGCCCAAGGCAAAACATATCGGGCACTGGAGGCCCGGAAAGTATGAAACAGGAGCCAAAGGCAATAAGGTATCAGTCAAGAAAACATCAGAAGCTAACCACACTAATCAACAGAGTGAATGAAAAGACGCTGATGGCGGCGCATAAGAGACAGGTCGCTGACAAGGCGACAGGAATTGACGGCGTCACTAAGGAAATATATGGTCAGTATGCCGAGCAACGGATAGGCAGACTTATCGGCAGGATGAAGAAGTTCAGCTACAAGCCACAGCCGGTAAGAAGAACATATATCCCGAAAGCCAACGGCAAGCTAAGGCCACTCGGTATTCTAGCTTACGAAGACCGACTTGTGCAGAGCGTAATGGCAGATGTCCTGAACGACATTTACGAAGAGCGCTTCTGTGAGTGCTCCTATGGGTTTCGCCCCAATCGGAGCGCACATGACGTAGTCAGGTTTATCAATGAAACCATTATGACGAAGAAGGTCAATTGGGTACTGGAGGCCGATATAAAAGGCTTCTTCGACAATGTCAACCATGAATGGATGATGAAATTTTTGGAACATGACATATCGGATAAGAACTTCCTTCGCTATGTCAGGAGATTTCTGAAAGCCGGATATATGGAAGACAATGAAAGGCATGATACAGACCGGGGTACCCCGCAAGGCGGCCAGATTTCACCCGTTCTGGCGAATGTCTATCTGCATTATGTACTCGATACGTGGTACATGATACTGATTCGGAAAGTGTGCCGGGGAGAAGTCTACTACATTCGCTATGCTGATGATTTTCTGTTGATGTTCCAGTATGAAAATGAGGCAAAAGCTGTCATGAGCATGCTGAGAGCAAGAATGGAAAAGTTCGGACTGCAAGTAGCGGAGGACAAGACGAGGATTCTGCCGTTCGGGAGATTTGCGAAGCAAAAGGATGAGTTTGACTTTCTTGGATTCACCTTCTACAACGCGAAGTCAAGAAACGGACGATTCCGGCTTGGAATCCGTACGGGCAAGAAGATGAAAGCCAAGCGGCAGGAAATAAAGAACTGGCTGAGATCACGGCTGACTATGCCGGTGGACGAGACAATGCGTTTGCTGAACATGAAGCTGAGAGGACACTGCCAGTATTATGGTGTAAATGGCAATCTGGACGCATTGTTAGGATTTTACCAGTACGTGTACTGGCGATGTCTATGGATGCTGCGAAGGAGAAGTCAGAGGGGAAGGTGTAAGCTGGGGCAGGAGAAATTTGCTGAAATATGGCTACAGTATATAGCCAGACCCAAAGTGATGGTGTCTATCTGGACGTAATATTGAAGTTGGTTTGAAGAGCCGTATGCGGCAATACCGCACGTGCGGTTCTGTGAGGGG